ATCCCGTCAATGTCGACTGGAGGGGCAGCTATGAAAGCAATGATGAAACAAGTTACAGCAGTAAGGAGACAAGGAATCATTAAGACTCCGAACCAACCAACGTAAATACGATTGTTAGTGCTTGTCGTCCAGTCGCAAAACTCGTCCCATCCCTTTAGCAAGCCACCACTTCTAGTTAAAGAAGAGCTAGTCATTTAAGTAATAGTACGATTGTGAACTTGTATTATGAGAGACTTTCCCCCATGGTCTCGGTTTGGGGTAATTAAAGAGTCACAAGGGACTCAGATCTAATGTTAGCAATTCGAAATATTAGTCAAATCTATAGGATCCATAAGTTTCCTAAATCTGAAAATTATAGTTAACGACAATCCTTTTGGAGTGTTCTTTAGGACAAGATGAGCAATGTTTAAGAAGACCTGGAAAGATGACACATCTTCCTTTCTTCGGTTCAACTTCAATTTCCTCTCCCGAATCCGTCTCGATAGTCGTCACTCCATCACTGTCGATAGGGTAATAAAGCATGGTGTGATGAGGATATTCAAAGTCAACATGTTTACCATGCTTGCCTTCATTTTGATTGCGGCAAAAAAGCCCTCCTCTAATTCTGATAATCTTGCCTACTTTTGAATCTAATATCTTGTGAACCGCTTCCAAAAGTATCGGTACAAGCAAGAAATAAGTATTATTCAGGATCTGATCGTCTTTCAAATAATGAGTTGCCCACCCTTGGTATTCATCATCATCTCCTCCTAAATACCAAGCTGCCTGATGATTATCTACTGCTGTTTCTACTAAATCCTGATAGGCAGGGCTTATGATGTCATCTCGGATTAAAACGCTCATGTTTAGTTATATTTTTATATCCTTTTCTAGCAGGGGATCTATTAAACCGCTGCAGATTTAAGTATTAGTTTGCTTCCCTTCGAATAAACCTTTCAAGAAAGCCTTTCCTAATTGGGTGCTAGCTTCGTTTTCACTCCTCCCTTCTCCTGCTGCTCCTGTCATGTCAGGTAAGCCCATCAACTGCGCCTGAGGTCCTGCCGTTGGAGAGGGAACTTCGAAGATCTTACCTGCAAACCTAGTCATGAGCATTTGTCACTATCTTCCTTAGTTTAGCTGGCTACTTTTTTCCGTAACATAATATTGCCCGAGATAGAAACTCTTTCTGTATCACATTCGTAAAAAGGATAAACCGCATGATTTAATCCAGATGGAAAAAGATACATATTAGATTGAGCTCGTTGCCCCATTTCAACCATATGTGTTCTAGTAACTCCTAAGATATCTTGATAGAAAAAAGCTACATTGCTAATTGAATTTGAATTAGAGGTTTTAGCTATTTCCAATTTCTTTTGTTCTTCATATTCGGTCGGACACCTCAGCCAAAGGACGAAAGAAAGAAGACCTTTATGGTGATGAAAAGGATTAAATTCATGTTTCTTCTGAAAATTCACCCACAGCTGACTCAAGACGATCTCGCACTCTTTATCTCCAACGTCATTCTCGTCTATGAAAGGACTAGTAAACGTATTGCTAAGTGCAGCGTTGTGGTCAGTTAAATACTCCTGAACAGGCTTAGCCAATATATGACGATAGAACTTATTATCAATATCTTCCAGAGCAAGACTTGATGTTATATTCCCTGCCAAGGTGTCTCTGCAATCGGTATTTTTCTTCTTAGCTTGCTCTATACATTCCCATAGATGAGTGATAATTGATGGAGGAACAATTATATGGACTAAAGGAATCGAAGGTAAATCGAAATATTGCCAACGACCTTCATCTTTTCGGAGATTTTGATTTACGAGGGGGTCGTTATTCTGTTTTGTTTCCATCTTGATTAATAAAAAGTTGACAGGCTAAGGTCACCCTCATAGGGGATCCACCAGTGAAAGCATAGCCTTTATGGTACCAATTGCTAGGGAAGCAAAGTAATCTATTCTTGACCGGTGGTATAACGGCTACTTCGTTCTCAGGAGTCATGATCTGAGTAAAACCTCCCCAGTCCCAATTCCATTCATTAATGAATAATACAGCAGTCACATCACATCCATCTTGATGTAAAAGTCCATCTCTTCCTGGCCATTGACCATTAAAAAATACTGCTTGCAACTTATAGGATTGCTTGAAATGCGATTCAAGTTTTTTAACATAGTAATCACTGAAAAATTCCTGATCACCAAGATCCATCCGTAAAAACTCTGTTAAACCATCTCCCTGATTACTGCCTTGCAGTGTCCAAGTTGTATTGAAAAGCTCCTTATTGATTTCTTCGAATTCTTGATCCGTTAAGAAATTTTCTTCAATAATAATTTTATCTGTACGCACTAGATCGCATTAAAAAGCCACCACCATGATATATGGCAGTGGCTAATTGTAAATGAAATTAAGCTTCAGAGACTAAAACTTTACTACGTAAAGCATCAGGTGTTGCTTGGCTTAAAAGTTGCCATGCTGCCTGAGGATTCTTGTCGCTGATAGCGGAGAATGTATTCCAGAAATCATCTCCACCAGCTGCATTTTGAACTCCTGGTGCAGGCATGTCTATCTGAGGACGTTGAAACTGCTGTGTAGGAGTTTGAGCTGGAGCTTGTGCTTGAGGCTGCGCTACTACCTGATTAGGTACAGGAGCTTCTGAACGAGCTTGAGCAGAACGTGCTTCATTAGCTGCTACTTCTGCTGCTAAACGATCTTGAGCAATCTCTACTGGATGAGGACCAGAAGGACCGAAGAATTCGTTGACATAAGAAGACAACATGTCTGGATTAGTCAACATGGTGTGATAAGCAGCGTTATCAGAGGCTGCTGCATCAACAACTTTCTTTGCTCCGTCTAAATGACCTGTTAATTTCTGTACTCTGTCAGAAAGGTTAGAAGCTGCTTGTGTCTGAGTTAGCAATGCATCTTCTACAACACATGCATATCTATTTAAAAGTGCAGGTGCTTCAGCTCCGAAATGCTGAAGAACTTCAAGACTTTCTCCGCTGACGTTGGCGAGATACTCGTCGCTGCTTGTTTGACTGGCTGCGCTCGTTGAGGGCTGCGTCTGTAGCTGCTGTGTCCGGGAGTACTCCTGCGTTGCTTGGGGCACGTAAGTCTGCATCCCCGAAGTTGATGGAGCTGCTTGGTACGTTGGTGCCACTTGGGAGGGATAGCTCGCCTGTGGTGCTGGTGCCTGTGGGGTCGGTGTTGAGTAGGCTGCCTGCGGTTGGGAGCTCTGCGTTGCGCTCAAACTCTCTGTTAGCGCGTTGAACGCCGACTCCCATGGATTGGCTACCTGTTGAGCCTGTGGGGCTTCCTGGGTCACCTGGGGTGCTGCCTGTGGCGCCGAAGCTGTCTGGTATGAAGCTTGGACGTTCTGGGCTGGCGCTTGTTGGTAAGCCGCGTTCGGCACGGGTGCGCTCGATGGTATCGAGTTCTGCTGGGTCGCCGGAGCTTGTGTTGTCGTTGTACTGTCCTGCATAAGTTAATTCTCTCTTAAGGAAATCAAAAGCCCTATATACGTAGGGGGTTACATCTAGTTTAGGATCTGCCAGCAAAGGTAGATCCGGGGCCTGCGGATGAGGCGTTTGACGCATGTCATTTATAAGCCCTAAGAATTGTCCAATACTGTTTTGTGTGGCTTGAGCCATTCTAAATGGATAGCCACTAAGCATTGCACTTCTTTCTTCGTCTGTTTTATCAGGGAAGAGGTATCGTAACGCCTCAATGCTATTAACACCGAGTTCTTGGAGGTTACGAACGACAATACTTGAATTCAGTATATCGTCTGTGCCATCTTCGAAAACTGGTCCCTTCCATCTCCACTCAACTTTCCTGTTACCGTCAGGAACTAAACCAACCACTCCTGGGGGCAAATCTCCTGTCTGGACTGCTTCTGTAATGGCTGCTTCTAATGTATTAGTGAATTCAGCTTCAGCTTGTTGAAATAAGGAGACCTCTTGGTTGTAAACTAATTCATCAGGTAGATCTTCCTTTATAGGAGCAACAGGTTTTTCGAGACCAATAGCAGATGCGAAAGATTCACGGAATATTCTTTCTTCATGGAAAATAATTAAAGAGAATAATTTACATAACCCATAAGTCAGAAGACCTCTACAGCGACGAGTTGCAGTAGTTGCAGCTCTACCATATAAAGATTTTATTTCATAAGCAGTAGCACCCGAACTGATACCTAATTCATCAACGCCACCTAAGGCAGTTCTTAGTTCTTCTCGATACTGCCTAGCGTATAGATTTTGGTCACCAGATACCGCGTCAGGAGTTAAGTAAACAGCTCTATCAGTAGCTTCAACATTGGCAATAATTCGAGGAACTTTCATGCCAGAGGTACCCGACCCGAAAGGTTCACTTACACGTGTAGAAGGTCTCCCCATTGCCGAGAAGCCAGCCTGAGAGCTGATAGTAGGTCGTAATCCTTCGTCGCTACCTGACTCGACTAAATCATGCTTAGGTCTACTAGAAACTAATGTTGGATTGCCAAAGAAAGTAATATTCGTTCGGATATTCTTAACTAAATCATCATGCAAGACTATCTGATCAGAAAGCCAATCGAAATCACCAGAAGCATCCATTCCTGTAGAACGCATTGTGTTAAATGCTTCCACAGCAGGTATAAAACCTAAGCTATTAGCTAATGTTCTCGTAGAAGTTGGAGACCATGTAAAGTTTTTACCTACACCAACTTCGAATGAAGGTTTTTCATTGGTAATAGATTCCTTGATGGTATCTCTCTTGACTTGTAATTTAACCCACCTCTCGCTTCCATTCTCTACATTAGGAGTGGCTAATGCACCTATACCACTACGCACTGAGAAAGAATAGATCAATTCAATCTCTTCTAATTGAGATCCAGCGTCGTAATAAGCCCTGTAACTATCTTTGCTAAACCACATCAAGCGATAACTATCGCCTACTGGACGAAAATAAAATAATCCTTTTCCATCTATTACGAAATCATCAACAATTCCTTCTAAGCGACTATCTATCTCATTCTCTTCTACTAGATCAGCTAAGAATAACCGTCTAAAACCAAAAGTATCTTGTGCAGGGAAAAACTCTAATCCCTGTCGCAGCATGAATAGTTTCATCTGCGCTAAGTGGCTATTGACAACCATCGTGTCAGTGCCACTAGAACCGTCTCGTTTTCTAGCGGCTTCTAGTAAGTAACGAAATCGTTCAGTTGCTGGCTTGCTCATTCTATAATCTTACCTCCATTCGATTTGTGCGCCGCCTCTTTTCATAAGACCTTGAACAACAATTTGCAAGGAATCGGCACAGTCATCATGAGAGGCGTGACCGAAATTACATACTTCATCAACCATGCACGAAAAATCTCGATATTTATTGAAAATGATCTTCTTGCCTTGAAAAAGACCGATAATCCCTCTTAGGCGAGCAAGCTTATCTCCCCTAAAGCCTTTAACAGGACTAACACTACAATTATAGAGCTGCCATTCATTGAAAAGAATCCGTTTAAGATCACCCTCAAAACTTTTTTGGTAAGCAACAACTTCAGGCCAAATAATCACAGGCGAATCAGTTCTGAAATACTGCCCTTCTTTGTTAGTAGTTAAGAGATTCCATTCCAGTAATAATTCACACAATGCCTCTATCTTTTCTACATTTCCCATTGACCTCATCCTCTTGTAATCAATCACATAAACCTTGTCATCTTTCCTGCCTGCCAAAGTAAATACAGTCCAATCATTTCTTTCTGTCATCCCTGCTGACAGATCAATTCCAATTCCAATCGTGTCGTATTCGTCGGGCACCTCACCTTTTATAAATAGTTCGGGAGAAATTCCAAGTTCAGTTGTTTTAATAGGTTGATTTAAATACTGATAAGAGAATGCAACACGATCATCAGCTTGCAATTTCAATAAGTATTTAACAGACCAAAAAGAAGGCCAGTAAGACTTAGGAGTACCACTATCGTCGTAATGTAATGCACCTTGGGTTATTACTTTCCATCCTTTCTTCTCGCAAAAAGTTGTAGTAAATAAATCGTCAAAATGGAATCTAGTTCCTAGTGCAATAGCTCTAGCACCTTGGAACATGGTAGGGACGATAACATTTGTCCAGTTAGATTCCATCTCTCTCCTGATATCAGGATTGGCAATTGCTGCTGCACTTTTAATTGCGTCGTCAACGATAATCAATGAGCTTCTTTTCGACGTAATTGTTCCTTTCAGTCCAGCACAAGCAACTGTAAAAGCATCCTCTCCTCTGACATCTATCTCGGCAAAATCAAAATCAATAGACCATAATTCATCGCTCGTGCGATGTTTGGATAATCGAACTGTCGGAAAAACTTCTTGGTATTCCTTATTGCAAATTAGATTTTTTATTGCAGCACTTTTGTTCCTAGCAACATCAACGTTGTAAGAAACATAGAGTGTTCTTAATAATTTTTTAGCTTGAGCATGTCTTCCAATTAACCACGCTACTAAAAGTCCTATTACTGTTGATTTAGCACTACCACGAGGACTAAGTAGACATGTATTGGGACCCGCGATATCGAGCAAATGCTCGTTGCTTTCACCTGTTAAAAACTGTTTATGCCACACCTTCATGTGACGAGCTGCAGGTTTTCCCATTAGCTCGCAAAAATAAGCGAAGTTATTACGTGCTTTTAGTACATGAGGTGGGGTCGTAACCACCTCTGGTTTGCTCGTAATAGATTGAGCAGCTATTTGAGCAGATCTCCTGCGAGCAAGAGAAATAGAAGCATTAGGCATGTATCAAGTCTACGCTTTATTCACTATTGAAGCTACATGAGGATGATTTTTTCTTTCTGTTGCCAACCTTTTCTTCCTACCCAATCTTGAAATTCTGCTTTTGCTTCTGGTGTCATATACCCAAAGATAACGTTCAATGCATGCTTTAGGGCATAATTTTTATCATCATGCTTGTCTAGTTCTAGTCCTCCATGCAAGGCGCAACATGCATCAAGGAGATCATACATGGGTACTGGAATCTGAGCGTTTTGTTGTTCCCTATTCATGAATAGTGATAAACGTAATTTAGAGTTCTTTGTTCACTATATCTCATATTGTATGACCCAGGGAGGTGTCTTTGCATCTATCTTCCGAGTAGGTAGTAAATTGTACGCAACACTAATTCGCTCGCTATCTGAATTATTCTTATCGGGTCTATGAAGTAAATAACTAGGGAAAAGAATCACGTCTCCAGGTTCAACTTTGACAGAGACGTCTTTGTTCCAAGTGCGTCTTACTATTAGATCTACTGGCACTCTATTTTCTTGGTTCGACTGAGGAGCCTCTCTGGCTGTATCGCGGAAAGTTATAGACATATCGGTTCCTTTCAGATATACGACACAAGACATGAAAGCTTCTGAGTGTGCATGGAATCCGAATCCTGTTTGTTGAGGTGCTTGACTGTTTATCCAACCGGACATTATTTTCCACATTCCTATATTGCGCCCTCGAGGACAATGAGGATCGACAGTTTTTAAAACTTCATCCTGCAAAGGTCGGTATTCGGGACGATTTAAGACATCTAAATATGAGAATTTTTCGGTTTTTAAATTGTCATGTTTTAGAGCTTCTTCTACAATTGTCTGTGGTAATGAGAATTTAGATACCCGAGTAGGAAATAAATCCATGTAACCATCAAGTTGAGACATGTCTTACTTTCTCTACTATTTGATCAATAACATTAACATCTAAACCTAGGAACGGTGGAATAATTCCAAGTATTCTTAGCAACCCATCTAAGAATAAAGCGAGACAAGTGAAGCCAAGAATCATGCTAATGATTGTTGCATTCCTATTATGTTGTCTCATTGAAGCTTCGTCTATAGCTTTAGCTTTAGCTACGGCGTCGGCCAACATGATGTCAACTTCTTCCTTTGTATAACACAAGTGAGGTAGAATCTCCCTAATTTTTTCTTCAGTCATCCGTATAGGAACCCGATAAGAATAGACTACTTCTCGTCCATCATGTCCGCCCAGACGGATTCGTAAGCTAATTCCAAAGCATTAGTCACATCCTCGTTTCCCTTGAATATAGATTTCAGTTCTCTCATTACTTTGTCTGCTCCTGCCAGCACAAGACCTCTTCTGTCAGTACCTCGCGACATCTTTTCTACTTCTACTACATGCCCCCGTAACTCTTTTGACAGGTGGGCAATTCTTGTAGCTGCAGCGTCAGGTTTAACTAAATCGGCTTGAACCTGTTGTCTTAAATAGTCAATATCAGATTCTAACTTTATAGTTTCAGCTAGCAGTAACTCTCTACGGTTTAACTTAGGAAATCTTTTGTTGACCCATTTTTCTAGACTCGTGAAGCTACTCTCGTAGCCAAGGACGACTGCGTACAGCCAAATCTCGTAAATGGAATAAGTATGCTCCGCGTAAGTAATAAAGGCTTCGTGGCGATCTTGATCTAAAAGTGTTAGAAAATTTTTGACCGAATTATCAGATGCTTCAGGCATTAACCAAAGAATTTAGATCCCTCTCTCCTTATAGCACCCCTAGCGTCAGCACGCATCTTTCTCTCTTCCCTGTATTTTTGTGCTTGAGTCCTCCTTTCCTCTCTTCCTTCTGTTTGGGATTGCAATCTGTTTTGTAAGCCCTCTCCCATATAGTTCATCCTTGTTTGGGAGCCTTCTTCTTGTTGGGAGAGCCTCTTCTCTACCCCAGCTTTCTGAAGAGTCTTCCTGTCTTGATCACCTGTTACTTTAATCTGTCTATCCCCTAGACGAGCTTGTTCACCCATTAATTCTTTTACGATTCCTCCTTCTGCTCCCATCAGCTTCATAGTATTACCTGTCTTCAGATTCTCCATGCCTCCGTGATACTCAGCCCAATTGCCTAGCTGACCTCGTTGCCACTGAAGTCCTAAGCCCATATTCATTAAACTTCTACCACTATCCATCATCGCCCCTGAGAGCTGACCCCCTAAATCCTTGTTACCAGGATTCATCTTGGCCCAGTTGCTCATAGCATCTAAGCCGGTGTCAAACATGGTACCAGCGGTGGTTCCTGTTTTGTAATTTTTCTTGAGATTTTCTAATTGCTGTTGAGTTAAACCACCAAGTTGGGAATTTAACGATGCAATATAGGATCCGGACGATGACATAGGACTCTTCTCTAGTACTTATAGTTTATCGGTTCCTGTTCTTGTACTCGTCAGATCTTCTGATATTGGCGATAACTTGATCCTTTGTCTGACGTCCAGAAGACACTTCTTTAGCCCAATAATCCTTTCCACCCGCGTCTGCAGATCTTCCAAGGTTGCTCTGATAGGCTTGTTCTAACCAATCACTCTTAGGCTTGGAAACTGGTCTGGAAGGCTCAGGAGCAGGTGCAGGAGCGCTTGGGACGGCTCTTACTAGAGCGTCTCTGTTAGCCTCTCCTCTCCTAGTGTTTTCACGTCTCACCTCTACCTCTCTATTGACCTGTTCTTGGCTCTTCTTGGGTAGTCTCCTTTCCTCCCTGTTCTGCTTGGGTAATATCCTTTCCTCCCAGTTCTGCTTGGGTAGTCTCCTTTCCTCCCTGTTCTGCTTGGGTAATATCCTTTCCTCCCAGTTCTGCTTGGGTAGTCTCCTTTCCTCCCTGTTCTGCCATTCCTCAGCTCTTTCTTTCGCTGCTTTTTTCTCTAAAGGTCTTTCCCCTCTCGATTGCTTTATCTCCTGTGCTTTATCCTCTAAGCGTCGAGCTTCTTCTTGTCTCTTGATACCTAGACGTTTTAATGGTCCTTCTGTCTCTGTCCAGAATCTCTTTTGGTTCTGGCGATGTTCTTCAGGAGTAGGATCGAAGCCTTCCGCGTAATCGATATGTACTTGTCTATAGTCTTCATCTCCTACACCTGGATTAGTCGTAGGTCTATTTTGCTCGTCATACCTAATGTCTCTTCCTTTGTCATCAAAGGCTGGGTACTTCACATCCTTACCAAAGGTGCCTGGTATTTCTTGATCATCCCCGAAAGGTACTAACCAATCGTTAGGATCATCAGGAGGTTGTGGACGACCAGCTTTAGCTTCTTTAGAACTGGCTATTGATTTTTCTATATCTGCTAAAGACATTCCACCTTCAGCTTGGCCTAGCCAGTAATCCATTCCTCCTTGGTCTGACCCTCTACCCAAAATATTATTGTAGAAACTCTCTATAACCTCTTGCTCTTTAGAGACTATTGGTTTGCCTGGAGTCCATCCGCCATCAATAGGAGGTCTAGGACCAGGATCACCATGAATAGGAGGAATCTCTGGTCTAGGTCCAGGCATAGGATAAGGCCTACCGTCTCCATCAGGCCAAGGATCACTAGGTCTTGGTCCTGGCTTTGGAGGTCTAGGTCCTGGTTTTGGAGGCCTAGGTCCAGGAATAGGCCAAGGTCTTACGTCACCATCGTCAGGTCTAGGTCCAGGAATAGGATAAGGACGTACATCCCCATCGTCAGGTCTAGGTCTAGGTCTAGGAGGTCTACCATCTCCAACTGGCCAAGGGTCGCTAGGTCTCCCGTCTCCCTCAGGAAGAGGACGTCCGGGACGTCTCGATGTTGGTTCGCGATCTTCCCATATCTGCCGACCTCTGTCTGAGAATGGTCCTTCGTCTGGCTGCCCTGGTCCGCTTTGGTGTCTATCGTCTGTTCCGTCTCCATCTGAATCTCTCCAATCCATTGTATAGCCCATACTGGGATCTCCCCCAATACGACTGCCATAATCACTTCTGCCACTAGGTACTAAATTCCTCCCGTCGTCACCAATACGAGTGCCGGGTGCTGCACCAACAGGAGGATCCTGAGTGATAGGTTGTGTCCAATCTACTCCTCCTGGTGGTTCCCTGTCAGGCCACCGTTGGTCTGATGGAGGGGAAGGTTCGTTCCTGATTTGTTCCCACTCTTCATCACTAATCCATTTATCATCCCCAGGTTTCTGTGGCTCCCAATTTTCTCTTACTCCATAGCCATGATCAAAGCCTATTTGATTACCTTTGCCGTCATATATAGGACTTTTCTGTTTGTTGTAAAAATCTAACCAACCGTCAAGAAAATCACCTCCTCCACCTGAGCCTTGAGGGGTACTGCCTTTTAGAGAAGCTCCACGATTTCTGATTCTGTCAAGCTCATCTTGATAGTAACTAGTATTCTCCAACCCATCAATGGGCTGCTGAGATGCAAAGGCTGCCATGTTAGTTTGTCTACTGTCTTAACGACTACTCTCTATATTACTGCTATTTCAATTACAACTATCAAGCTAATAGCTTGATCAATCCTGTCGCTGCTAATTTTGGCAACATATCTCTAGCAGTGTTGCCCCACGCAACTCTTCCAGCCATGTCTGCATGACTCATAGGTTTCTTGAATCCTGTTACGCTAGGATCTCTCTTATAGTAAAAACTTGCATTTGTATTAGCACCTCCTCTTACTTCAGCATCAATCATTCCGCCAAATTTCTCAAGTATACCAGGGTTATTAACAAGCTCTAATTCTCCAATCTTCTCTAAGAGATCGTCCGTCTTGGTATACCCGGGCATTCTTGCCTTGTTTCTCTTTAATATGTCTTGAAATTCTGCACTGTTTTGTATCTCTGCAGTTAGATCAGATGCAGACGCAGTGGTTTGCTCCCATGGGAATCGGTTAGCTCCATCATTTACATCCACAGTTGCTTGAAAATCTCTCTCTCTAGGATTTATTTCCTGTTGATTGACTACCCTTATTCCCCCATTAGAGTCAAACTCTAATCTATCATTTGGGCCGAATGACACATTGCCGTCTTGATCTATGTCTCTGTCAATCTCTCTAAGAAGGACTTCATTATTCTGATTCTGGTCATTGGAACCACCGAAGTTATAGTATTCAGATCCGTTTACGATTTCCATTTGATTGTTATTACGTAAGACACCCTTCTCAATTAGATAATTGACCGATTCTTCAGGGAGGAGTTTTTGCTCATAGGCTTGTTCTAAGATGCTATACCCCTGTGGCAAGAAACTGTCAGACTTATACTCAAGTAAATGAGGATTTTCAGAGGTTCTTACCCTGCTCAAATCATTTCCGATCTGATATTCTTGAATCCAATTTCTAAGTCCCATCTACTTAGGTACTATACAATTACTACTACTATATTACTCATTCCGTAGTAACAGATGACTGACTATCGTCAATATTACCTCCACTAGCTTCAATAGCGGATAACACGTGATTCTTAAGAGCTTCTCTATTCTTTACTCCATTATCACCTAATGCAGGCGGTTTTACAAGACCCCCTAGATACTGCATTCCTAGTGATGTAGTATCACCTGCTTTATTAGTTGTCGGCGTATTCCATATAGCTGCTATCGTCTCTGCTAATCTTTTGCTCTTGTCATACTCAATATCTTTCCTCACTTCCCACTTTCTTTGTTCATTGACCATCTCCCTATCAGTCAGTTTGGCTGCTGCATTTAATCCAAGCTTTGCGAAATCTAACTTGGCATTCGCATTCCACTTGTTAATTCCGAGAGCACTTGCCGTACCAGTATTGGTTAAGACTGCACCCGTCCCTTGAAGAACTGGAGGTCCGGGAAAGCTGCGAAGATAATCGCCGCTAACCTTGCCAAAGCCAGAAAGAATGTCAGGTCCTGAACTAGCCATAATTTAAACTACTGAATTTAGAAGAGCTTGATTTTGGGCTACCCGACTCGACGTACCCCCTTGAGCCATTTGAGCTAATAAAGCATTCTCGTATTGAGCATTCCTAGTAGCTTGTTCTTTTGCAATCATATCTTGTAATGGCTTTAGTCGTAGAGCTAACATTTCCTGATTACGAAGTTCCTGTCTAATCTGTCTCCTTCTCTCTACTTCAGGATCGAAGCCTTTGTAGATAGCCCTAGCTGTTTGTTGTCCTGGTTTTCCACCCATCATTCCTCCTATTCCAGCACCTATTGCCCAACCAACTCCAGGTAGAGGTATTAAGGCTGAACCAATAACTCCCCCTAGAGTTGTTCCTAAAAGAGTGCCGCCTAATCTTCCGCCTGCTTCCGCCCAGTTAACAGATGATGGATCCATAGAATCATCTAGTTCTTGAGCTGCGTCATACAGAGCCAATAAAGCTCCTATACCACCTACACCCCTAGCTCGAGGAATTTCGTTTGTTATACCTTTTCGTATGTAGTCCCAAGGTCCTTTAACATTTTTAGATGCTATTATCCTCCTGACTGCATTCATATCACCACCTGCTTCCTTCAACAGGTCACCATATAAACCTCTCCCAAGGCTCGCGGTCGTTGCATTATTTAACTTCTGAAAAAATTCTGCGCCTAAAGCAGTAGGTATTCCACTTGCTGTTTGACTCGCCCCAAGGTTTGGAAGAGCATACATAGAGGCTAAAGCTAAATCCCCTCCTCTGAGCCTTTTAAACTCGTCCGGCTGATGAGTACCCGAGTATCTCCCGTTAGCCATGCTTTAAGACACAATAATCCTACTGTTTAGATTCTAACGCTTCCGTTGTGCTTACTACTTATTCTTCTATATAAGGTAAATCGTCTGGTCTAGAAGATAGAAAATAATGCTTAATAATAGGTGTCGGATCGCTAAGTTCCTCGTACACACGATTAGTCATTACATATATATCAGAGGGTTCTATCTTAACTTC